GGAGGAGGTGGGGGTGGTTATACTAATCTTGCTGCTGGTAGAGATGGTGGTTCTGGTGGTGGTAGTGGAAATAACTCAGCTGCAGGTTCAGGAAACACACCAGCTACTTCACCAAGTCAAGGTAATAATGGAGGCTCTGGTTATAATGGAGCTCCTGGTTGGGGTGGTGGAGGCGGAGGTGGTGCTGGAGCTGTTGGACAAACTCCAGGTGCTAGTGATGGTGGTGGAGATGGAGGAGCTGGTTCAGCTTCTTCTATAACAGGTGCATCTGTAACTTACGCTGGAGGCGGTGGTGGCGGATGGGATTCAGGTCCTGCTGGAGCTGGCGGAGCTGGCGGTGGTGGAACTAGCGTAACTAGTGGAGCAGGAGGTTCTGGAACTGCTAACACAGGAGGAGGTGGCGGTGCAACCGAATCAGGAGGCACTTCAGGTGCTGGTGGAAAAGGAGTTGTTATTATAAGTGTGCCAGATGCAAATTATTCTGGATCAACAAGTGGAAGTCCGACAGTTGCTACAAATGCTGGTGGCACAGGAAAAACAGTAATGACATTTACAGGATCAGGGAGTTACACAATATAATGGCAAGTTTTGCAAAAATAGGATTAAACAATAAAGTTATTGATGTTCAATCAATAGTTAATGAAATTTTACACGATGCTAACGGTGTTGAACAAGAAAAATTAGGAATTAAATTTTTAACAGATTTAACAGGTTGGGCTATTTGGAAACAAACATCTTATAATACAGTTGCTAATGTTCACCTGTTAGGTGGAACACCTTTTAGAAAAAATCACGCAGCAATAGGATATACTTACGATGAAAATAAAGATGCTTTTATTCCTCCTAAACCTTTTAATAGTTGGATATTAAATGAAACAACTTGTATTTGGGAGGCACCAGTTGCTTTACCTGATACAGAAAATAGATATAATTGGAATGAAGAAACACAACAATGGAATTTAGATGAGTAGTATTATAAAAGTAAATACAGTTCAGGATACAGACGGTAATAATATTATCAATGAAAATGCTGATACTATTACTGTAGGAGCTTCTGGTGATACAGTAGCAGTTGCAGGTAATATTGTAAAAACAAATGCACTTCAAGCTGCCGATGGTGGTAATCTTGTAAGTCAGAGTGGTACTACAATTACTTTAGGAGCATCAGGCGATACTATTAATGTTGCATCAGGTGCAACTTTAGTAGGTGGTGGAATTGATTGGCAATCAAGTATTGTAACAGCAGCAACTCATACAGCTGCAGCGGGTGAAGGTTATTGGATAGACACATCTTCTAATGCTTGCACAATTACACTTCCAGGATCTGCTTCAGTTGGTGATCAAATAATGTTTGTTGACTACGCAAGAAATTGGGGAGTAAATGCAATAACTTTAAATCAAAATTCTTTAAAATTTCAAGGAAATGCAAGTCCTAATCCTATATATGATACTACAGGAGAGGCAGTTCATATAGTTTATTCAGGTGCAACTAAAGGTTGGACACCTGTTAATGATGGAGCTACAGCTTTTGAAACTCCACAAACTATAGATTTTTTAGTTATCGCTGGCGGCGGTGGCGGTGGTCACGGAACTAACGCTAGTTACCGAGAAGGTGGTGGCGGTGGTGGTGCTGGTGGTTATAGAGAAAGCAATCAATCATATGGTTCTACTGGAGTAACTATTACAGTTACTGTTGGAGATGGTGGTGGTGGAACAGGATCAGCAGGAAATAATGGTGATCCAGGTGTAGCTTCTTCAATATCTGGAACAGGTTTTACAACAATTTCATCTGCTGGAGGTGGTTATGGTGGAGGAGATGAAAATGCTGGTGGTAATGGAGGCTCTGGTGGTGGAGGTGGAGGTGGAAATCCTGGAGGTGGTGCTGGTTCTGGTAACACCCCAAGTACAAGTCCAGCTCAAGGTTTTAATGGTGGAAATAAATCAGGTGGTGCAGGAGCTGCTGGTGGTGGAGGTGGCGGTGCTTCTGAAAGTCCTGGAACTAGTTCAACAGGTGGAGATGGTAAATCATCTTCAATAACTGGTTCTGCTGTAACAAGAGGAGGCGGCGGAGGATCAACATCAAATGCTGCTGGTGGTGCTGGAGGTGGTGGTGCTGGTGGTGCTTATTTTTCTGGAAATGGAACTGCTGGAACTGCTAATACAGGCGGTGGCGGAGGTGGTGCTGGTACTTCAGGATCTTCGGGTGCTGGAGGAAAAGGTGTAGTAATATTAAGTTTACCTGCTAGTATTTATTCAGGAACAACAACAGGAAGTCCAACAGTCACAGACAATGGATCTTTAAAAGTTTTAACATTTACAGGAAGTGGAACATACGTAACATAATGGCTAGTTTTGCAAAAATAGGATTAAACAATAAAGTAATAGAAGTATTATCTGTTCATAATAATGAATTAAAAGATTCTAATGGTGTTGAACAAGAAAATATTGGAATAGATTTTTTAATTAAATTAACAGGTTGGGCGATTTGGAAACAGACTTCTTATAATAGTAATATTAGAAAAAACTTTGCTGGGATAGGTCACACTTATGATGAAGATAGAGATGCTTTTATACCACCTAAACCAACACAATATTCATCTTGGGTATTGAATGAAACGACTTGTCAATGGGAAGCACCAGTTGCAAAACCAGATGATGAAACTGAAACAAAAAGATATGGTTGGAATGAAGAAACACAACAGTGGGATGTATATACACACACTTATGTGTATAATGAAGAAACACAACAATGGGATTTGATTGACAATTCTGAGTAATTAATATATTTTAATTTGTGGTATGTCAGAGAAGAATATAAAACACAACATTATTAATAATCTTATAGACCCTGTATTATTTTCTAGTATTAAAGATACATTAACCGGAGAAACATTTTTTTGGTTTTATAATGATTTTATAAATTATAAACCTTGTGATGGATATAAATTTACTAATGAAATAATAAAAAATTCTAATTTATCTCATTCTTTTTTTATTAACTATTTAAATATGGTTAAGCCTGTATTAGAAAAAATATCACACAAAAAATTACATTCAGTAAGATTTAATTTATTTACAAAAACATCAACATCACAAAAATATTTAATTAATCATCATAAACCAGACACTAGAGTATCAATTTTATTTGCTAATAATACTAATGGTGGTATTGAAATTGATAATTCTTTTATTAAAAGCACAGAAAATAAATTAGTGTCATTTGATTCTAACACAGAATACAAAATAATAACTCCGACAGATAATAAAATATTTACTTATGTGGTTGTTAACTATGAGTAAAGAATTTATTCAAAGTTATTATTTGTCTGATTTATCTTTGTGTAATAAATTAATTGATATTTTTTATCAAACAGAACATTCTCAAGGAAAAGTTAGTGGAGATAAAATAAATAAAAAAATAAAGGATAGTACAGACTGTCCTTTGTTTATTGAAGACGTAAACAAATCTTTAGTATTACAATCTTATTTTAAAGAATTAACTACAATGGTAGAAAAATATAAAACTAAATATATTTTTTGTGATAAAAATCAAAGAAAATGGGGACTAGACAAAAGTTTTAATATTCAAAAATATAAACCAACTCAAGCTTATCATAGCTGGCATAGTGAAGTATGTGGTCCAATCAATTCTAAAAGACATTTAGTTTGGATGACATATTTAAATGATGTTAAACAAGGAGGAGAAACAGAATGGTTTTATCAAAAAACTAAAATTAAACCTAAAAAAGGATTAACAGTTATATGGCCTACTAATTGGGTTTTTACTCACAAAGGACATACAGCGGTAAATGAAGATAAATATATTTTTACAGGTTGGTATATTTATGAATAAACCTATAATACATTCTATTTTTCCAACACCTATCTATACTACAAAAATAGATAGACCTTTTACCAAACAAGAATTACAATTTGTAAATCAACAAAAAAAACATTGTTTAAACAATACAGGTAATATTAACACAAAAGATAATTACATATTAAATAGAAAAGAGTTTAAAAACATAAAGAAGTTGTTAGATAAACATTGCAAAGAATATTTAGATACAGTCATCTGTCCTAAAAATAATATAGAACTTTACATAACTCAATCGTGGTTAAATTACACTGAAGCTAATCAATATCATCACAAACACGAACATCCTAATTCAGTAGTATCTGGTGTATTGTATTTTAATTCAGATGTAAAAAATGATAAAATACTTTTTTCACATCCTATATCTTATCAACAAATAAGACCTGAAACAGATAAAGAAAAATTTAATTTGTGGAATTCTCAAACTTGGTTTTTTCCTGTAGAAACAGGTAATTTATTTATGTTTCCTTCATCAACCACTCATCAAGTAGAAACTAAAAAAGGTAACAATACCAGAATAAGTTTAGCTTTTAATACTTTTTATAAAGGATCTGTAGGATCTAATTCTGAATTAACAGAGTTGATACTGTAGATTTATAGTGTATAATCTTTAGATGGAGGCAGGGCACCACCACATACCCCCTGTCTCCTTTTAAGGATTATTTATGAGTTTAGGATTTGACGCAATATCAGCA